CTTTAAAAGATTTTTTCGAATGAAGTTCGATTTTTATGACAACCTCTAATTGAGGATAATGACACACGGATTACGTGTATAAATAAAAGGAAATAATATGGATGCAAACGCATTTAATTTTGATGTAATGAAAGAAGCAGTTGGTATTGACCCATTTGCGCAAACGGCTAACAAATACGCGAAAGATGAAAGATTTTACACACTCTCTAAAGACAAAGACGGCAATGGTGCTGCTCTAATTCGTTTTCTCCCAGACTCTGAAAGAGGCATGATACAGAAAATGTTCAAAATCAATACTACAGTCACTAAAAATGGTAAGAAAAGATTTGTGAATGAGTACACACCAGCTACTACCGGAGCACCTTGTCCTTTTCAAGAAGAATGGCAAAGACTATGGAATGCTGGTCAAAAAGACAATGTTATTGATCCAGTAACTAAAGCGGTTACAGTTCTTGGTGCTAAATCTTTTGGTCGTTCAATTGTTTACGTATCAAATATCAAAGTAATTAAAGACCCAGCTAATCCTGAGAATGAAGGCAAGATTTTCTTATACCAGTATTCAGGTGCTATGAAAGATAAGATTCAAAATGCTGTATCTCCATCAGAACAAGATAGAAGTTTAGGTGCTGTTCCTAAAGAATTATTTAATCCTCTTGCTGGTAACTCGTTCCGTCTTGTTGCTAAAAAAGGTACAAATAATCAAATCAATTATGACTCATCAGAAGTTGTAAACGATGTAACATCAATTTATGAAAATGTTGAAGTGGCACTTGCTGATATCAATGACAATTCTCATAAATTATCAAGCTTAATTGCTCCAGAAGCATTTATGACTTACGACAAGCTTAAAGAGAAATTAGCTTGGGTGACTTTTGCTGATACAGAAGTAGCTCCAGTTGTTGCTCCAGTTGTTGCTCCAGTTGTTGTTGCTCAATCGGTTCCAGTTGTACCGGAAGTTCAAGCGAATGTTGTTGCTCCAGTAGCCCCAGTAGCTCCAGTAGTACCGGAAGTTGCTGCTCCGGTTGCAGGCGGCGCATCACTTGACGATTTATTAGCGGGAATGGGTGCATAGGTTCTAACCTATCGCTCGTTACCGAAATTAGAAAGATAAAAGAGAAGGAGGTGCGACATCATATTAATTGACTACAGTTCAATACTACACAGAATGATTTACTCATCTATTTCAGCTGCTAAGCCGAATAAGATCAACGGTAAATATGTGACATCAGAGTTTATAACATTAACAAAACATATGGTTCTCAACGAACTATTTCAAATTCAAACAGAGCATAGCACTAAATTTGGCGATATGGTTATATGTTTGGATAAATCTGTTGATGGTTATTGGAGAAAAGATGTTTTCGCTGCATACAAATCAAATCGTAAAAAAGGTAGAGATGAGTCCGACATCATCTTCAAAGAAGTTTTTGCTGAGTTAGATCCCATCATTGATCAATTAAAGCTGAATATACCATGGAAAGTTATTGAAATACCTCGAGCGGAAGCCGATGATTCTATGCTTGTATTAGCCAAAGAATATAATAAATATGAAAATATTTTAATTCACTCGCCTGATAAAGATATGATTCAAGCTCAAAGAGAAAACGAAACAGTATTTCAATACAGCTCGCTCACTAGGAAATGGGTCGTGCCGGAAAATAAGCACGATAACATGGAACATTGGGTCCAAGAACATGTTGTTTTGGGCGATGCCTCTGATGGAGTTCCAAAGATTGTTGATGGCATTGAATTTAGTGCTAACTTCTTAGAACATCTTAAAGCAAATGGTGTTCACGAAGATCATCATGCACCTTATGAGTTCAAACTTACTGAATCTATAGAGGATTCTAGTAAACGAGATATCATAAGCTCATTTGACACTTACAAGTTGAATCGTAAAAAAGAATCAACCGGAATACTTGATATCTATAAAGATATGAAATTTGGTCCGGCAGCATTCGATAAGAAGATCGCATTACATGGTTCATTGGATAAATGGCTTGATAGTCATCCTCTACTTAGACCTAATTATGAAAGAAACTTTTCATTAGTTATGTGCGAAGGAATTCCAACTTATATATGGAATGAAATTTTAATTAATTTCAAAGAAGCTCCTGTTGATTATAATTATAAAGAGTTGAATGATTGGTTGATTGAAAGTAATCTTCCAGGAATAGCTCTCACATTATCCACCGTATTTAAAACTGCTGGCGGATTAACTGCAGAAAGCTGTGGATGGTAGTATTATTTCTTTATCCTACCATATGTCCATCCGTTGGATAGGTAGGATTCTAGTAATGCACCCTTTGCCATAATGTGGGTAACACCATTATTTATGGCTCTGGTGCCAGTCTTAGACTTAGCAACATTCGCATTCCATTCAAGAGTTTTGGGAACAGATTTTAGGATATTTGACATATTCTGTCTATATTCTTTTGAGAAATTGATACCGAAATTTGGATTTTTAGCACCGAGCTTTGCTGCAGACTGCTTAGCTCGTGCTTCTAAAGTATGAATTGGTCCTGGTATGCCAGTTCTATCGAACCCAGTGGATGTTTGCTTGGCTCTGTTATAGAATGATTCATTAACACCGACATTGAATTTAGCATGGAATTTAATTTCTAATTCCATTGCTTCCTTTCTTGTTTTTGTTATTGTTATAACTTTGTATTTGTAATTAAAATGGCAAATGCGTTGGTCTTGTAAGAAATTTTTATCACTAGAACTACTAAAATACTTGATCCCTAGATCTGAGTATGGATTGGTTTTAGTGGATCGCACCCCATAATAATGTTTATTCAATATTGTGTTTGTGATTCGGTAAAAATAATGATTCATTATACAAGACCTTTTTAGCTTATTTATAAGCTGTGGGTGGTAGTCGCGCATCATATTCAAACCACTTGTTTCCATGTTTAGTAAAATATGGTGGTGTGCCCGAAAACATTAAAGGAGAGAAACAATGTTGGATAGAGTTAGTGTTAAATTTTTTAAACTAGCAGTGGGCAATGAAAATATCGGTAGAGAAACTACCGTTGATATTGCAGCTCGTTGTCCAGTTTGTGGCGATAGTAGAAAGAATAAAAGATCAAAGAGATTACATCTTTATAATAAGGGAACCATAGATGTGGACTTAATTTCCTGCTTTAATGGGGATTGCCCAGCAGTGAATAAGACAGTTTATTCATTTCTAAAAGACTTCTACCCAAATTTGATTGAACAATATAAGAGGGAAAACTTCCGTAAAAACATGAGTAAACTTGCTAATGGCGGTTCAAATACTGATGTGTTCAAAAATATAACAACAATTAAAGAAAAGAAAGTAAAGCCGGTAGAAACTCAGGATCTTTCTCCATATATGCTACCTCTGGATCAATCTCCGGAAGGTGTTCAGTATTTATCAAACAGAAAAATACCTTACAATGATGAGTTGTATGGAAAGTGGTTCTTAGGCACTCAGGATCTCCAAATTGGAGAAATCGTTTACAAGATTACTAATTCGGTTGTTATTCCTCTCTATTACGAAGACGAAATGTATGGATTTTATTCAAGAAGTATTAAAGACAAGAACTTTATAACTTATATGGATGATCGCAATATCGGATTCAAATGTTTTAATTTCTTTAATATAAATAAATCAAAACCTGTTTATTTATTTGAAGGAATTTTTGATGCAATATCAAGTGGCAAAACAAATATTGTTGCGTTACTTGGAGCTAAGTTCCCTGATGCAAGATTGGCTGAACTATCCAGCCCTGTATTTGTTCTCGATAATGATAGAACTGGCATTTTGAATATGATAGGATACGCAAATAAAGGGTATAGTGTATTTGTTCAGCCATCAAAATACAAGGAGAAAGATATGAATGAA